CCATCAGATAAGTCTTCGCCGGCGGCACGATGAAGCGGCGCGGATCTGCGCCCATGATGCGGATGTGCTCGGTGATCGACGCCTGCGTGCCCTTCCGGGCGTGCATCGGCAGCGCGCGGGCCGCCAGCGTGCGGTGCTTCTCCTCTGACCACTCCGGCTCCCAGAGATCGACCGACAGGCCCCATGCCAGCCAGGCCAAATGGGTGGCCAGGATCTCCCAAGGGCGGACCAGCTTCGGCACGTCGACCGCGAGTTCATCGATCCGCGCGCCGGTGAGGTCGCAGGCCTCCTCGAAAGCCGTGTGGTTGGGCGGAAGCAGCGTCTGCCTCGTCATGCCGTCACTCATCGCGGATCGAACTAACAGTCACTTCGATGGCCTCGACGGCGTAGACCTCGGTCACATCGAGAACCAGATCTTCTGCCGGTGACACGAGGTCGACCGAATGGACGCCTTCGTGGTGAAGCGCGGCATAGAGCGCCGATCGCCGAAGGTTCATGCCGAGCATGCGGTTCCTCTCGACCCATGATGTGACGGCGGCGAGTGCGCGCTGGCGCACCACTTGCGCATCGGGTCCGGGATAGAGCGTAAGCCTCGCAACGATCCGGGTGCGCCGGATAATGGGTGCGAGCACCTCGACCACATCGGTGAGCGGGCGGATTGCCTCGTTGCCGAGATGAAGCCGCACAGCCTCGCGCTCGGCGAGCGTGGGCATCGGGTCGGCGCCCTCCTTCAGAACGGTGACGCGCACCACGCCCGGCCGCCGCGAGACTGCCGAGACATCGCGCGCCCAGGGTGCGACGGTTAGCGCATGATACTGATAGGCACCCTCGGGACCCGCGACCGAGAAGGCCTCGGGTGCCAGCTGGATGCGGCGGCGGAAGCGTGAATCACTCTCGCCCTCCTGCCGCGCGGTGGCGAACAGCGCGCCCAGATGATCGAGGTTCGTACCAAATGAAGAGGCGAGCAGCACAGCCCGTGCCGCATCGTTGATGCGCGCGCGGAGACCCATCTCCCGATAGGCGAACGCCTCGATCAGCTTGCGGGCGGGCTCACTCTCGAGGTCGATCACGCCCGCGATGAGCGGAAAGCGTTCCACGAGATCGTTCCGCATCGCGGTGACGATCACTTCGTAGTCCAGCGTCTCGATGATGTCAGGCGGAGCAAGGCCCGAGAGGTTGATGGCGGTGAAACGGCTCATTGCGAAAGCCTCTCCTCGATCAGCATGCCGTCCGGATTGGTGTAGGCGTCGAGCCTCCTGGCGCCGGCGGCGGTAAAATCCCCGTAAACGGCGCGCGGCCGGTACTCGCCCTCGAGAAACACATGGAGCTGCCCGTCGCGCGTGACCTTCACCGCCTCGATGCGGGTCACCCGGAAGCGCGGCTCCCACTGCTCGATCGCGGACGTGATGGCCGCGAAATACGGCACCACCTCGTCGGGCGTGATGAGACGGCCCAGAAGATTCGGGACGAAGGACCCATACCACTCGCGCATGATGCGCGAGCCGAAGCGCGTGTCGAATATGTCCCGTAGCGACTGGATGACATGGTCCCAGCCGGTGACCGTGCCACCGGTCGCGGCGTCGAGGCCGACGGATGGATCACGGAGATTTGCAGTCATCGCACCGATCTCCCTCTTCAGCCGCCTCGGCCATCGCCTTGATGCGTACACCTATCCAGCGCATCACGTTCACCGCCATGGAATTGCCGAGGGCGCGGTAGCGCGGGCCGTCGGAGCATTCGGAGGCAGGCCTGTTACGCCACGGGATCGCCGTATATCGATCCGGAAAACCTTGCAGTCTTTCCGCCTCTTCGCACGTCAGCCGGCGCACCATCATCGGCGATGCAATGCAGGGCGCGGTATCGCCCTTCCCCGTCTCACCCGACATGGTGAGGGCATTGACGAGGTCGCCCATGTCGCCTCGTCCATTGCGGGCGATTCTTGGCTGAAAGGCATAGGCCGCGACACCGTGACGGGCTCCGGCCTGCAACGTGAACATCGGGTCCCCATCCTCCCCGACGCCGAGCCCCGCCCGCATGTCATCGGTCGATGACGGTCCAGTGCGCTTTCCGACTTCCAGCAGGGGCACGGCAACCGCCATCTGGCCTCCGCCATTGGCATGGCTTTCGTGATGCGGCATGGCCCGCAGCGTTGGCGACAGGTCTTCCGTGGCATCGGCGCCGTGATCCTTGGCCGAGAAGGCGACCGGCACCAGCGGTGTACCTCTGCCCGTACCATCTTCACTGCCATCGAAGCCCTCGCCGCGAAGCGCGTGGGTGACCAGCGTCTCGGTCTCGTAATCCTGTCGCCCCATGCCGCCGGCGTTGAGGCAGTGCGAGACATCGCCCGTCGAAGCCTCGCCGACGAGTCCCGCGCCGCGCTGGCTAAAGAGCTCCTGGTTGCTGTAGCCGATTGCGCCCGTGTTGAGCGACTGGTTCAGGGTCGGGTGTGGATGCTCTATGCAGTCCCAGTGGCTGCGACGCTCGTCAGTGCCTGATGCAGCGCAGGCGGCAGCGTCTTGCCCCTTTTCTCTGCGCGGCGGAGTATCCCGGCGCAGGCCTTCGAACTCAAGAAGAACCGCCGCGGGATCGAACCCCTTTCGAGCACTTGCGACAATGAACACACGACGGCGCCGTTGGGCCAGGCCGAAGAATTGGGCGTCGAGGATCCGCCATGCGACTGTGCGCGCGGGTCCAAGAGCCACACCCGCGTTCGTCCATTTTCCCCGTGGCGGAACGAAGGGGGCGTCCTCCCCAGATAACCCTGAGAGGAAGCAGCCGAAGGCATTGTCGCGAACCGAGAGGACGCCGGGGACGTTCTCCCAGACAATAATGCAGGGCGGGAGGTTCCGTCCGGCGCGGCGTTCATCGATGGCATCGGCAAGCCTCAGGAACTCGAGGGTGAGGTTTCCACGGGCGTCATCAAGAGACCGGCGAAGGCCCGCGATCGAGAATCCCTGGCATGGCGTTCCGCCCACCAGGATGTCGGCCCCGGCAATCCAGTCCTCGTCGCGCAGCCGCGTGAAATCGCCGTGCAGCGGCACATCAGGATAGTGATGGGTGAGCACCGCCCGTGCGAAAGGCTCGATCTCGGAGAAGGCCAGCGGCCGGAAGCCCAGCGGATGCCAGGCGACCGTCGCTGCTTCGATGCCTGAGCAGACGGAAAGATAGCTCAGGCTCAAGTGGCGGACCGCCTGGGCTTGCGGGACGGCGCCGCTGCATCGGTTTTCTGCTCACTGACCGGCGTGGCCGGGAGTTCAGGCGGAGCCGCGACAATGACAGGTGCGACATCGGGTTTGCCGGCGGCGCTCTTATCAGGCTCGGGGAGCCGGACGAGCGTGCCAAGCCGCAACTCATGCTCGGCCTGGCGCTCGGTGAGATCGAGAACGGTCCCGACCCCGGTGTTGCGATGGCCCGCGACGAAGGGGCCCGCCCTCTCGGTGATGGCGTAGCGTGGCATGTCATACCTCGGTGTTTGGAAGATGATGTGATGCCGGGGGCGGATAGCGGCCGCAGACAAGCGCTTTCTCCACACGATTTGCGGAGAAAAGTCCCGGCATTCTCCGCACCGGCAGCTGTAATGGATGTCAGTTCGCCGGCACGTCGGTCAGCCCGCCGCCGGGCACGACCCCACCGTGGATGTGGGTGGCGCCGATATTCTTGCCGTCGTGGGTCACCTTGCCGCCGGTGATGGTCACGCCGGCATCGCTCACTTCGACGCTGACGCCGCCAACCTCGATCGTCACGGCGGCAGACGCGACTTTCAGGGTGGCGGCGCCAACAACGACCTCGCAGAGGCCGTCCTTCAGGGTGGCGGTGACATTGCCGTAGGTCAGGACGTTCTCGTCACCCTTTGACGACGGTGACTTGTTCCGGTCGCTCCAGGTCATGGGAAGCGCCACGGCCTGCTGCCAGTCTCCGTTGGGGGAGAGCGCCGTGAACTGCTGCCCCTTGGTGGGCGGCGTATGAACCTTCAGCGCGCCTGCAATCTGGGCGTAAGGCACCCAGGGTGAGAGGAAGGGCTTGCCGTCGACATCCTTGCCGAAGTTCAGCCTGACGCGTTGCTTGCCGACATCAACCTCTTCAACGGTGCCATGGCGCATGACGCCCGAAAAACGGCGCTCCAGTTCGGCAATCCGTGCGGCAAGCTCGACCACCTCACGCATCGGCGATGCGGGCCAGCGATGAGTAGTGGTCGACCACCACCGGGTCAGGCGTGACAGTCACCTCGAGCCTGTCGAGCGGCTCGGGGTCGTTCCCGAGATCGAGCACCGGGCCCAGGCCAATGGCGTCCGCCGTCTCCTGGAGTATCCCCAGCATGTTGGCGGCTCGCCGCCAGTCGGCCAGTGGCGTGCCTTCGATTTCCGAGCGCAGCATCTGGGCGATGGGAGCCAGATCCGTGTCGCCATCCATCACGCCGAGCAGGTCCGCCCACGCCGTGCCGTCACGGACCGCCACGCCATCGGTGGGCGGTTCGATCAGGTCGCAGGTCAGCACGATCTGCCGCGCGGCAAAGCGGACACCCTTCTCGACCGAGGCTCCGCGCCGGGACAGCCGTCGCGAGATACGCGGTACGAGCTTCATCCAGACGCGCGACCAGTCGCTACGCTCACGCGTCAGCACCGCCATGACCTGATGCTCCATGAGATCGAGAGCGAGCTCCATACCCTCATCGGTGTGCGGGATGGTGATGATGCTCTCCTCGCCCGCAACCTCCACCCGCGCCGCTATGGCGGCCTCGATGACGAGGTCACAGGATACGTTGCCGTGGAACAGGTCGCGTCCCGTGACCTCCATCTCGTGGTCGTCGGTGGTGACGATCAGGATGGGCTGGCGCTCCTCGGCGATGGTCTGGTCGATGGGCGCGATGGCACTGTCATAGACACGCCCCTCAGCCAGGGTCGCTCCATGCAGGGCGCGGGCCGCAGCGATGCGCATGGCAAGACGGGCAAGGCTCATGCCGGTGTATCCTTCCTGCTGGAAAACTCAGGCCGGAAAACCTTCCAGACTGGAATGTTTTTCGATCGACGCCGGGAGCAGGGCAAGTTCCAGACGGGAACATGCCGCCATGCGCCCACAACGCCCCCCGGAGTTTCCCGGGAGCCGCAATCCACTCATTCCGGAACATCCTCCCGGACGAGAAGAAGGTTGAGGTCACCCATGCTGGTCGGGTGAATGGCGGCAATGGCGAATGACGGACTTCCACACCGTGCCGGCAGTTTGAGCAGATCGCCCTTGGCGGGCCGGAACCCCAATTCTGCAACTTGAGCTGCGGCAATCCAGAAGGCGGTCAGTTCGGCAACCATGCGTGTCGTGCCGGTGAACTCCCCGCCCCGGCCCTGTCCCCTGAGATCGGACGGCGCTGCAAGGGCGGAGAAGATACCCCTGACCTTCACCGCCATCCGGTCGGCGTCGACTGCCGCCTCGACATACTGACTGCCACGGCGCGGAATCAGCACCGCTTCTTCGCCGAACCCTCCAATTGCCGCGCCAGATGCCAGCGCGTCCAGGGCGTCAAAGGCCGAGGTCATGGCGGGCCTCACCTCAGGTGCGCTTGCCGGGGATCAGCACGCGGGGACGGGTGCAATAGTGCAGCGCGTTCATCTGGAACTCCAGGTTCACGCCCTTGCCGTTCATCATCTCCCACTGCTTGCCGTAGAGTCGCTGACCGGGCGTGTTGACGGTCTCGATGTAGTCGGCGGGCCCATAGACGGTGCGGAACAGGCCTGGCACTCCCATGGGGAACAGATGGCACTTGTTGGTATCGACGCCGACACTGCCGCCACCCCGGTAATTGGCCCAGGTGATGCCCCCGAAGTCGAAGGATCCATGAAGGCCGCCCGCCCCCGGATTGATGTAGGCCCCGC